TATTGACACTATAACAACCATTTGGACCCAGCATGGGTCTGTGCCATTCACTGACTTCACTTAGGCGTTTTAGAAATTCATCGTTGTCCATGCACTTACTTATTCAAGTGCAAGGACAGTGAAAAATATTATAGGTAACTTACATCGTTGGTGAATTGTGCTGTGTTGTTGGCAATGTCATAGACAAAGTAACCCATCAATTCACCGACGTTTTGACCAGCAGTATCAGTGTCATTGACATTGACATAAATTTCCAAACCTGTAACTACACGCTTGGCACTAAATCCTGTATTGGTAAATCCAAAACCACTGGGACTAAATGTTCCGCCTTGATATATGGCTGCTGACAGCAACACAGGAGTTTCACCAGGAGTGTCAAACCAGTTACCACGACATTCTACAATCAAATAAGGCTGTGTTGGATAAGCGGCTTTGAAAGCACCAATGTTTACCAAAACAGTTTCTTCGCCAGTGCCTGTGTTGTCACCACCCCAGGTAATGATAGCAGTGCCTGTTGGAGGCCATTGCGTAACGTCTCCTGCACCACCAGTGTAGCCTAGATATTGGTTAATGCTGTTTTGTCCTAGATTTGGTTGATACACACGGCAACGAATATCCAAGTCCTGACCAGTGTCAAAAGTCCATGAAATTACAGCACCTAAGTTTGAGCCACCATAACTAGGCATGGTCAATAGTTTACCTGCTTGATTTAACACCCATAGGCCAGCATTGGCATTGAACAACATACCCAAGCCTTGACTTGCAGCCGCTGGGCTAGTGTTAACTTTTAAACTTGCCTGATTGTCTAGTGCTGTAATTGTTGTGTTTGCACCTTTGCTGACAATGCCATTGCTGATACTTCTGGTAAAACGTGTAAGGTCCGCAGTTGAATACACATTGGCATCATATTCCAGTGCAGTAATGCTAAAAATTAAGTTGCCGTCTTGTATGTCATCTTCCTGTATACTGACAATGCGGAACACTTTGCTGACAAACCCAAGTGCAGTATTTGTTACTTCAATTAGGTCACCTGCTTTGATGCCAAGACTGGTGTAGTCCGTGGTAAACTGTATAATTTTATCAACTCTGCTTTGTTTTAATTCACGCAATGCCAACAACTCTGCCTGCACTGGGTCATTGATGCAGTCAAATTCAATGTTCAGTGTTTGGTCTTGTTCATTGGTAAATCTATCTTCTGTGGGTATTGACCAAGTGATATAGTCAGTTTGGTCTTCAATGTCTTTGTGAGGAAATTGCAGTTGAACTTTGTTGTAGAGTTCTGTGATGCCTGTGCCACTTATAGTGATATTGCCTATAATGTTACTGTCATCATAAATTTTTGCAATGCCAGTTTGATAGGTCAATGTGTCATCTGTGATGTCAGTGTTGGCATGAACTAACAATACTGTGTTTGCATCATTTTCAAATGCAGTTGAACTTGATGTAAATGCACCAGTGTATCTGGCAGAATTACTTAGACGAATTTCGTCAATGTAGCCAAGGAAATAGTTTGCATTTGAATAACTGCCTATTTTTACTAGACCTTGTGCGTAGGTATTTGCATCAGTGTAACTGCTGCCACGCTGTGTGCCGTTGACAAATAATCTAGTAACGCCACTGCTACGGCTAACTGCCACATGATACCAAGTATTGGCTGTGGGCAATACATTACTGCCTGTGATTCTGGTAGTGCCACTGGTTGCGTAGATTAAATTTGCGCCGCTGGCATATAAGGCACCTGCGTAGTTTGCACCAATGGTTCCCCAGTGTGCAATCCATTCTACTCTGCTGGCATTACTGCGATATACCCAGCACTCAACAGTAAAATCACCGTTGCCAAATGCAAAGTCCGCATTGCTGGCTACTACTAGGTCATCACCTGTGCCATCAAACACAACACTGCCAGCACCAAATTTTTTCTGTGCTGTTGATACTGCGGCATTGCCGTTGGCTGTGATAGTTTTTGCGGTGCGTTGACTAAAGTAACCTGCCTGCACTTCTCTGTTAATAATCACTGACCATTTGCCAGCGTTTGTGTCATAGGTAACCCATGCTCCTGCGGCACTGGCTATTGTTTGCATATTTTGCATCACTGGTTTTTCTGTATCAATGACACCATTAATTAAAAATTGTGGTTGACTTAGTGTTGGCATAAAATTATCCTATATTGTTCACAGTCTGTGTGCGACTTTCTGTGGCACTGGCTGGTGTTGTCACTGCATATGTCAAGGTAAATGGCCAGTCTGGCTGACTAGTTGAAGTCAATTGCAGTGTGGCTAGTGCTGTGTTTATTCTTGATTTACTGCCTGTAAATGTCAACACTTTGGTTGATGTGTTAAAACTTACACCTGTTGTTGCCAGTGTTGATGTTCCAACCCAGGCATTGTTAGCACGAACAAGATTTGTAAAATACAAGTTTTGACCATTGTCATTTAACACACCAAGTCCACTTGTATTATAGTGGTCCCATAGTGTCCATACACCGCTGACTTTTTTGTAAATGAACAAAGTTAAATTTGCTGGTATTACTAGATAGTTACCATCATAAGATTGGTCAATGTAAAAATCATATGTAGGACTGTCTTTGTCACCACCAAAGTCTATGTTGCTGGTATAATATGGATTGATTGTTTGCGTCAGTGTCCAAGTGGTAGAATTTCTTGTGTAATAAAATGCACGACCAGTGGTGTTGTCATCATGTGCGCCAATAAACAATTCATCACCAGCATCATTGATTTCTAATGCTGAACCAAAATTATCATCAGTGCTATCACCAGTAAATGTGGCCTGTAGTGTGGCGTTTGTGCCATCCCAATTGTAAACTCTAACACGACCAGTTTCTGAATTTAACTGTTGGTCACCTATGGCAAAATATTGACCATTACCACTGACTCTGACTGTGTTGCCTGCAGTAACAGTAGTTGATGCAGTCCAACGCTGTGTCCATGTTGAACCACTGCGAGTGTATAGTGCAAACAAGTTAGTTCCTGAAACAACCATTACTGTTCCATTGTAGTTTAAACTCACAGCGCCTGCGCCTGCTAATGTTAGACTTGTTTCTGTTCCACTGACCAAAGAATAAATTGCACCACTGCCTCCACTGGATACTGCAACTCTAACTGAAGTATCTCTGCTAATGTCAAAATCATCTAAGACTTTATTGCTGGTTCCTCTTGTTGGATTCCAACCATCTATTCTGTCATAGCCATCATTACTGCCACTGTCATAGGTATAAAGTCTGCTAACACTACTGGCTGTTGCTCTTAATTTTTTAACCATTTCACCAGTGATGCCACCATCTCCAGCAGTGAGCACTGGATATTCTTGCCAGCCTGTGGCAGTGATAGTGTCAATGATACTAGGATCATTTGGTGTAACTGTTAATGTGTAAGTGTTGGTCAACAATGCGTTTGGATCCGCCACAATATTGTTGATTGTTGGATAGTTTTCAATGTCACTGACAACAGCAGTTGTGTATTCTGCGGCACCTGCAACTTTGGTCAAATACAGAGTCGGTGTATGCACCTGCGTTACTGTGTCAGCACTGGCGTCTGCGTTATCACTGACGCCATCATAGACCATGTTAAATGCTGTGGTAGCACCACTGGCATAGGTAATGTTTAGATTTTGTAGGTAAGTTTTTACCTGTGCGTTTGTGCCAGTGAGTGTGGTAACTTTTGTAGTGCCGTTAAAACTGACCACTGGTGTTGGATCCGCAATAGCACTGGCCACTGAAGTAATTGCCCCAGTGTTGCTGGGTGTTAATGTTACTGTAAAATTGCCTGCTTTGTCTGTAATTAACTCACTAGGGTCTAGCAAGTTTACTGCACCATTGGCAAAGAAAAACTCAGGTGCTGGATCTTCAAAGAAAACAATTTCAGCCACTGTGACAGCAACTTCCCAGTAACGTGATTGTGTTGAATTGTAAGTAATTGTTGCCTGATATGTAAATTCACCTGTGTAACCAACTGCTAGACTGATTGTTGGAGATTTTACTTGATTCCAATCACTGACACTATCAATGCCAGTTAACTGATAGATTCCTGTGCTGGGTGTTGATGCTGTAACACCTGCTGGTAAACTAGGCCATGTTAGTGTAGCATCAGTGTTACTGCTGAGATTTACTGTATAAACAATACCAGGTGTGCCTATAACTTCTTCAATGTTAATGCCCACAGGCACTGTGTGTGAATCTTTGCGTTCTAATTCCACTGTAGCATTAGTTGGAATAGCACGGTCAAATTTTACATCACTGTCCCGGCTATCTGTGTATGTAACATTAGTAGTGCCGTAACTGTTAAGGTCTTGTAAACTATTCATTGTGCGTAAATCTCCGCTGGGTCAATACCAGCACCGTATCTGGTGTTAGTCATATAATCGTATAAGCAGTCACCAGGTTGATTCATAGAATTTTCTATGTCAAACTTAATGTTGCCTAGGTTTTTTACATTTGCTTCTGCATTATAGTCAACTCTGACAATGGCAAACACAAGGTCATTCATTGTGTGTGAAGTTGTCCAGTTTGGCATGATATTGTATGCGTTGGGCAATGCTGAACTTGGTGTATAAGGACTTGGAGCAACTGGTGTTGTTGAATTACCACCATAGCACCATATTTTAATTTTACCATTGGCATTTGTGTCTGTTTGTCCTGCACGGTCACTCCATCCACTTACTGTAACTGCATCACTTTGAAAACTTACTCTGTTACCGTCCCAGTAGATATTTTTAAATGCAAAAGTTGATGCCGCACCACTGCCCAGTCCTGTGTTGCCTGTTCGTTCACAAATTGTCAAAACAAAATACATGGTTTGGTCATTGTTGGTCATCCACGCATCTGTGATAATGCCACCAACCAATGCACGACCGTAGACCACAGGTATTCTGTGTTCTGGACTAGGGTTGACCTGTAATCGCACACCAGGGTCAATACGTTTGCTTTCTGTTGTTGCATTTTCTCTGTTTACGCTGTTTGTAACTTTGTTTAGTGCGTAGCCTGTGAGTGCAGTTCTGGCAATCTGTCCACCAATGCTGTTGCCAGTTAAAAATCCAACAGCACTTTTACCAAAGTCTAATACGCTGTCTAAAAAACTCATTTAGGAACTCCAAAATTAAAACTTGCACCTACTAGACTTGGCACACGGTTCATACTAGCATCACCGGGATAAAAACTTTTTTGACTGGTAGGATTTGTTTTACGTCCAGTGACTTTGTTTTCTAAAAATTCTTGTGTGCTGGCACAAATCATTGCAATAGTGTTTGATGCTGTGCGTGTTTGAATGTCGTATTCTTCATCTAGGGTGTAGTTGCTAACATAACCAAAAAATCTACCTGCTGGATTGCCTTCAATACTTAACACTTGTCTGGTTTGACTGTCAAATATTACACGATAGACTTCAATAGGCGAACCTTTAATCCTTGAATTTATAATTTCGCTGATTGCTGTGTTAGGAATACCGCTGATTGTAACTGTAATCTGTCCTGTGCTTGATTTTAATTCACTGGTAGTTGGTGTAATGCCAACAAATTTACCCAGTCCAAGATAAGTGTTGCCGTCAATGACCAATGGATAATTGTAGTCACTGAATCTTAGCACAGTGCTGGTGTAAGGATCTCCGGCATTTTGTTTATAATTTTCCACAGTAATTGCGGCAATCAATGCAGTGCCTACTGAGGTATAATTGCTAAGGTCAATGCTCATTATTGAACCTCATAGAATACAAACGGACCACTCCAACTTACTTGGTCACGGGCCATCAATGACCAACTTGGAAATTGTTGACAAATCACTGTAAATGTGCAGTTTGCACCTACTCTAAGTGCAACACCTGTGGCTGAACTTTCTAATACAGGTCTGTGCAATACTACTGTGTTTGAGTTAAATGCTACATCAGCGGCCACTGTATAGACTTTGCCACTGCTGCCTAATTGTATAAAGTCACCTGCACGAAATTTATAACCACTGCTGGTTGTTGGACTTGTGGTCAGTGTAATGGTGTTAGAACCCTGAGTAATTGTAGCCACAAAGCCAGTGCTGTTTACTGAATTGCCTTGATAACCTACCATCCATGTTAAACCACTGTTGGTTAATACAACGCTGGCACTGGTATGACGGTCAAGTGCTTCTGCTTGACTGATATATGGTCTGAGTTCAGTCCAGGTAATACCATCTGGCAGTTTGACATCAAAACGCCATGGTTGATTACCACGGTTTACACTGCGCACTGTTCCATCTCTGGCCACAGTGCTGGCTACTACAGGCTTGCGTTCCATGCTTAGTGTTTCAGCCTTATCAAAAATCCATTGAAAACTCATAATTAATATCTCCCTGGCACTGACATAGCACCTTGCATAGCCACTGCATGTATAAATCCTGGGTCTTGTGCTACCAGTGCTTTGAAACTCATGGCATCTACTGCGTTAATATTGTATGTAACACCGCCCATGCCCATTGGTGTAATATTTGCTGGACCACCAATAAATTCTGGTCCACGTTCACCAACAATACCAAATTTATTTGCTGGAATAGTTCCACCGTTGGCAAAGAATCCACCGAACCAGTCACTGATACCACCTATGGCATTGCCAATGCTAGAACCAATACCACTGATTGTTTCCCAGGCACTAGAAGCCATGTTACCAACACTACTTAAGAATCCACCGCCTGAACTACCGCCAGTTAAGAATGGCTGACCACCTGCTGCCGCACCACCACCTCCGCTGAGGTCAATGACATACATTGGATTTTGTGGATTACTTCCTGGTGCATTACCACCAAATGCGCCACCCAATAGATTGCCTAAATCACCCAGTAGTCCGCCTGTTGCGCCGCCCATGCCTTGGAATATGCTGGCCATTGTTTGCTTGATTTGACTGCGTAACAGAGTTTCTAACATATCATTGACAAAGCCACGCCATTCAAACTTGCCTGTTTTGACAAAATCAACAAATGTATCTTCAATGCCCTGTGTAAACTTGCTAAACATTTGTTCTGCAACTTTTGCCGCATTTGTTGCGTTCTGCACGTAGTCATTAAATGCACGTTTCCAACCTGTGCTAAAATCACGGCTCTTGTTGTAAAGACGTTCTTGTGATTTTAAAACTTCATCAGTTTTCTTTTTGGCAGCATCGTAGTATTTTTGCTTTTCAATCTCAGTCATCAATGTGCCACGTGCGGCTTCTTGCGATTTAATTTCTGCTTCTGCACGTTCAAAGGCATCACGTTTAATTTGTGCACCTTTCTTTTCCATGTCAGTCATGGTAATTGTTGAGATTTCAAATTGCACATCACGAATTTGTTTTTCAATGTCAATTTGTGCTTGGCGACTGAATTTTTCTAGGTCAAATGCACGAACACGGGCTTGACTGTTTCTAACAGCCTGCTCTGTGGCATCCATGTCAGTCTTGGTCTGTTCACGGATTTTTGCAATCTCAGCATCAATTAATTTGCCTAGACCAGCACGTGCTTGTTCACTGGTTAGTTTACTACGGCGGTCTTCAAGTTTTGCAATTTCTTCTGCTTCTTTTCTGATTAACTCACCACGTGCTCTTAAGACTTCTTGGTCTTCACGTGATTTGCCAATTAAATCTGTTTGCAGTTGAATTTGTTTTATGTTTGCCTGATTTAGTCTTGCATATTCTTCTGTAACACCAGTAATGCTCTTTTTAAGTTGTTCAAATGGGTCCTTGACTTCACGGACAACTTGACCTGCTTTTCTATTTGCATCAGCATTTTTCTTTGCGGCTTCGCTGTTCTTGTCAAATGCAGGACTGTTATCTTCTGGTTTAAAGCCAAAGAACTCTTTGACTTTGTCCATGGCACCTTGAACTGTTTTAAGTATCGGTGTCAACAAGTCAATGCCAGTTATTAATTTAAAAACACTGAGTATTCCGTAGAACACTGCGGCTACTGCGGCACCAATGACAATAAATTTACCAAATGCCAAAGTTGCACCAATTGTGCCTGCTTTTACAGCGGCAATCAATGTTACAAATCCAGACATCAGGGCTATAATTTTACTAAAGATAAAAATACCAGCGGCAACAGTTGTCAATGCAACAATCTCATTGGCAAATTCTTGTATGCGTTGACTGTCAAGGCTTGAAATAAAATCAGTAACAGGACTAATTGCAATTAAAATAGCATTTGTAAAACTGCTGACTGCTGTGTTAAACTTATCATATGCTTGTGCGGCAGCAAGCACAGCGGCTTCGTTTCTTTGTGCGCTGTCACGTAATTCTTCATAACGGGCACGTAGACCTTCTGTGTCACCGCTGACATTTCTAAATTCTTTGCCTAGTAATTGTGTGACAACTGCACTGCGCTCACTGGCGTTGGTAAAGTTACTGAGTCCTGCTAGGACTTTTTCAAATATCTGTTGTTCGCTAAGTCTTGCAAGGTCATTGAGTGATACACCTACTTTGCCAAATGCCTCCTGCAATCCTGCATTGCCATCTGCGGCCTCACCAATGCTGTTGACTAAACGTAGTATACCTTTTTCTGCGCCTTCTGCACTTAGACCAAACTCTTGTGCGGCAGCACGAAATCCTTGAATACTGCTTACTGCTAGACCAGTTGCTTCGCTGAGGTCAACAATGGCATCTGCTGTTCTAATTGCACTACTGATAAAAGCACCAAATGCAATACCAGCAATGGCCTGTTTTAAATTACCAAAACTTGTGTTGACTTTGGCAATGTTTTGTGTAAGTTTATCAAGGCTTTGTTGCGCTTGATTTGTGTTAATATTGACATTGTAATCTAAATTAGCCATGTTAACGTCCTAGTATCTGTTTAATTTTATTTGCAAACCAGCGTTCAAATGGCAAAGTCATGCCTTTGGGTGCTTGTTTACTCCAACCCGTGTCTAGTCTTTCCGCATATGGATAATTTAAATTAATTGTTTCACGGTTCAGTGTTGTGCTACGTCTGGCATTGCCACTTTTAATTGGTGTCAATGCACGAAATTCTTGTAAACTTTGTGCAGGCACTTGTTGTAACTGCCTTTGCACACGTTTTAATTCGCCAGTTAACTTGTCACTGACAGTTACATCAACTTGTATCATTTTCGCTCCTGATTTCTAACTCTGGCCATCATTGCCTGCATTTGCTCCACAGTCAACTTTGGTATTGCTGGTGCAGTTTTATTGCCATGTTTTTGCTCTTGTTGTTCTTGTTGATATTTAATCCACCTAGAACTCATATCCAACACGTGCAAGTCAAACGTTGTGGCATTAGCCAATGCTTGACTGGGCAACATGCCATATTCTTTAGCGAGGTTATGGACAGTCAGTGTCATCATGGCATCCTGACTGTCCCAATCTGTGTCCTCGCCTATTACTTTCCCAATGTTTCTACAAGTTTCTGAATAATGCGAATCAGAATTTGTGTTGGCAACATAACGCCGTCTTTGATAACAACTTTGCCTTGTTCATCAAGGATTAATTCTTTTACAATGTCAATAATCTCTGCGGGATTGTCTTGTTTAACACTGGCAAGTTTCATAAACTTATCCAATGGTTGACGGTCCCAGGTCCAGAACTCTAGGTGTTCACCTAGTTCTTTTACGGTATCAGCGTCATCTAGTGTGACTTTGATTAGTTGCGGTTTGCTTGCAATTTGGGTAATTTTCATCTGTTAATCTCCTTGTCTTTCAATCAGTATGTTGGCTAGCAGTAACAAAAATTTCATTCTGTTCTGCGCTTTGTTTAAATCATTTTGGGCACATTTGATTTCGTTGTTTGCTTTTGCCATCTCTGCAAGTAGGCTCTGCAATAACTCATGGTCTGATTTTTTATCTAATATGTCCATCTGCTAATCTCTTTGTTTATTTATATAGAATAAAAAAAGGGAGCATAAAATGCTCCCTGTTTTCGCTTACGCTCCCGGTTTTTATCAGGCTACGCTGTAGTCACCAGTTACAGTCAATGTGAATGGTGAAACCCACACTGGGCTGTCTGCTGACACAGTTGGTGCTAGGCCAGTTACATAGCCTGCGCCACTGATGGTCTTACCTGCTGAACCATCGCTCTCGTCACCCATGTAGAGTTCAAAGTTTACGATTTGTTTGTCCTTGCTTAGACCAAAAATACCTTTGGTTTTTGCAATTTCACCTGAGGTTGTTACACCAAAGAATGAATCTTGGTCAAGAACAATATTGCCTGACAGGCTGTTTGTTGCAGTAGTAGCAATTTGCTTTTTACTGCCTGAGTCTAATTGTGTCCATGTGAACACATCGTTAGCGTTGTTAAGGGTAACATCTTGTAGGGCTGGAACTACCAATCCTGTAGTGTCACCAGTAACCTTAAGTGTTAGTGTCAACTGAACGCCACTAACGCCTGGTGCTGGATAAATGTATGCCATTTCTGGGCTCCTTATGTTAATTTGGTGAATCTAAATTCTAATTCAGTGACAATAGTATCATTTTCGTAGGTGCTGATAACATTACATTCACGGCGATTTACTGCTTCAATGGTTGTAATGTTTTTAGCCGCTCTTACTGCTAATACTACGTCACGTAAATTACTTGGGGGTTGTTTTGCGTCACACGCAAGGTAAACTGTAACAGTAGTTACCTCTGATGGTATGTCTAGGCCATCAAGTGTAGTCAACAGTGCTTCCACTGCGATTTGTTCTTGGCTAACATAGATTTTCTTTAAGTTTTTACGATAAAGAGGCAAGCCATTTTCATCCCATGGGTCTTCACGTGATACTGTGAACACTCCTAGGTTTTGACTTTGCAAGAAATCTAAAATTTCTGTTCTCATTATCTTACTCGCTTAATGTTGAACTGTCCTGGTTGTTTTTCGCCTGAACTGATGGTATCGTCAGCATTGAAATCATACCAGTCTCCAGCAGTGATTAACTCACCAAAGAGGCTGTCTGCTTTTTGTGTGTAGTAACTCATTTTCTTACGCTCGGCACTATCTTCGTTGCCAAAATCAGCGATTTGCGGAAGAATGTAGTCTGCTAGTGCAGTATACACACATAAGTCAGTAAAATCATTTTGACGGCTTAGTATCTTGTCAGGGTCAACAGCAGGAATATCAGCCACCGTGTTGTAGACGGATGAGGTATCACGTTTTACATAATAACTCACCCACCATTGACTTGCACGTATCTTTGTAAGAATACGCTCAGTTGCACGGATTAACTGATTTTCAACAATATCATCAGCAAGGCCTTCATTTGCCTCAAATAAACGCTGGTCCTTTGCAAGAACATCGTTAAATTCAGCAAAACTCACTACTGTGCTATTTTCTATAATGAAGGCCATGTCAGTTTCCTTGATATTAGGCTGGGTCAACCAATGAACTGTCAGCAGTGATTTTTACACCGTAACCGTCATACAATTCACCAACACCATAGTGTGCGCTGGCAACAATGTCATCACCAACAAAACTTGCACGGCGTTGTGTTTCAATATTGATGTCACCAATCATGGCTAGGCCAAGTGCATCACGGTGGAACACAGCACCAACGTAGTCACCAGCAGTGCCAGTGTCAGCAATGTTGCTAGATTCAAATACAGGAACACCAAACAATGTGCCTACATAACCACTTTGCATTGCTTCGTTCTGGATGATACCAGCATTTGGGTTAGCAAATGTGTTTGTTAGGTCTTTCTTCAAGTCATAAGCAACGAATGGGTGAACCACACATGCTAATGCATCTGAAGGAACAGCGTTAGCACGTAGACGTGCAACTGCTTGTGCAACTAGTGCGGCGCTCATTGCTGTGCTTGCACCACCAACACCAGTAGAGAAACCACTGAAAAGAGCCAATAAGTCTTGGTCCATTTTCTTAGCGATTGCTTCACCGAATAAACGGCCCATGTCAGCAACAACGTTGCTGGCTGCGCTTGCACGAACCAAATCAGTGATGATTGTGCGGATAGCAACTGTAGAAACAGTCAATGTAACACCATCAGTAGAAACTGCTGTGTTAGAAACTTCATCACCTTCAGTTAGTGCGGCTGCACTTTGAACTGGATAGCGAGGAACAGTAATTGTTTTACCGTTGCTTGCTGGCAAAGAATAATTTTTTACCAAACCACGCATGATACTGCGCTCGTTGGCAACAAACATTGCTTCAGCGGTAATCGCTGGTAGCAAATCATTTAATGTAGAGGTTGTTGAACCGGCCATGTTAATATCTCCTTAGATTGTTAGGCTAATCCCGCAGTCTTACGATATTCTGCGTAAGCCTTGCGGTGTTCTGGTTTCGTCATATCAAGTTTAGATATGTCAAAGTTTGTTTGCTGATTACCAGAAACATTAGATTTAGTATTTGTGGTTGCAGGAGTTGGCTGAACAAAGTGAGGATTGCGCTGTAACCAATCGCCAACAAAAGTCTCCACATCCATGGGAGTTCCGTTGTCTAGGTATTTTACTGCACCTTTCTCGTCCACTACTTCTACTTCTCCGTCACCATTCAGTCTTACGTTTTGACTAAGTAAAGCCTTGACCTGTTCTGGGGCGACTGCACGATATTTTGCTGCCGCACTTAACAATGGTGTGTTTACCTTATACTCTTTAATAATACTATCTCGTTTCTGAATTTCAGCATCTTTCTTGGCAGCCAGTGACTTTAAAGTTTCTTCAAACTCGCCACGCTTAATTGCTTGTTCCTGTTGTTTCTTTTCCCATTCTGTTTTAATGGTTCTAAGTTCTTCAGGATCACCTAATTCTTCGTAGGGCTTGAGAAGTTTTTTCTGTAATGATGACTTCATACGTGCCATCATGCCATCTACTTCGTCCTGTGTATAAGTCTTTGACTGTGCCTGATTTTCAGAATTAACGTCTTGGGCATCAGTAGCCCCTGCGTTCACCAATGTATTGTCTGACATTGTAGCATCACCTCCAAATGAGTAATTGTTTATATGTTGCACACCCGTGCAACGACTCTATATTTATATAAAGTGTTTAAACGGGCAATTATTTTCATGCTAATTTCAGCATTATTGTAGTAATCAAACCAATTATTGACACTACCACCGTGCCTGCACTGGTGATAATCACGGTGCTTAGGCTTTTTTGACCATTGACTATGTCCTCATTGATTTTGTCCACTTTAAGTTCTAGGACGTGTAGGCGTTTCTCTAACAGCAAATAGCGTTGAGCGCACAAATCAACGTGTATGGTCAAATCATTTTTTTCTGCATCTATTGTGGTTATTTCAGCAGTCATTTTTTCTTTTCCTTATTGGCAGAGGTTATCGCTTTGGTGGCTTTTTTCCTCGCCCTTTTCCGTATGAGTTCATTTTTTTTATCCTCCTGTGTTTTATATGTAGGATGTAAAAACTCTGTTTCACTATCTTTAATATAGTCTACTAGTCGCAGTGCGAATGTTGTTAGCCTTTGTGTGTCTAGCCTGTTTCGTGCCAAGTTGTTTTCTATTTTGCCTAATAGTGCGTTACATCCACGATGCAACACACTGCGTATATGACCAGTTTTGTGACTGTGGTCTAAGACAGCATCATCTATGATAAGGTCTCCACAGAGTGCGCAGGTGTAGTCTTGGTCTTGTAAAAACCTAGTGCGATACTCTGAGATTTCACGGTATTTTAGTTTCATTAGTCAATGGCTTCAATGTAGCCCTGTTGTTCTAATTGTTTATGCTGTTCGTAGGATTCAACAAATATTTTTTCACCTGTGGCAGTGTTAATCATATAATGTGTTTGAAACACTTCCTGTGAATCTTCTGCCTTTTCTTGTTCTGTGTATAACTCATCGTCATCTTCGCCCATCCATTCAAGGATGTGTTCGTCAATCTTGCGTAACACTAGTGGGTCAGTGGCAGTATCCTTGGCAATCTTTAATTGTTCAATTTCTTTGCCTGTGTCACGGATGTTGAAACTACCTGGGTAATCAATCATGCCCTGCCATTGTGTGCCCATGTATTCTGCAAATAAACGCCACAACTGTTCTTCACACAATTCTAAGTTGTCGGCTTTTTCGCTTAGTCTGGCGTTCAAAAGTTGAAATTCCGTTTCCATTGCTACACCAGACAGTGTTCTGCTTTCTACTGCACGGACAGCACCAGTGTTGGCCATTTTGTCAATGGCATCTACTGTGTGTTTGATACTGGTGTAGATTGAATCAATGCTTGCACCGCTGTATTCCAGCAAGTAAGGTTTAAGACCTGGGTCAAGATTTTCTGGTATTCTGATTAGTGCACCACTGCCAGTGCCCACTTGTGTTTCTGGTGTAGCAACAAGACTTGGGTGCGAATCCATGCGGATTGCTTGGTCAACTTCCGATGTTGCGTTGTAGATAAATTTTTGAGAATCTGCAATATCTGATATATCACTGATTCCAATACCTCTGACCATGCTACGTCCATTGTAGGCACAGACAGCAGGAATCTTGCCCAGGCCGTTGATTTCTATAATGTCGTTGTCAATTCTGTTGTCTTTGATGTTGACCTGCACAGTTCTAATTGTTTCTTTAGTCCATTCTTTGACAACTCTAACATCGCCGTTGACATCTTCTAGGTATTTGAAATAAACAAGTTCATATCTGCCACTGGCTTGGCGACTCCAACGCCAGTCAAGCACCACCATAGGTGTCAACAAGTTTACATAAGGTCTAACACCCATGGCTTGTTCATCAGCACGTGTGTTTGCACCTACATTTGGTTTTGCAAGAATTATCCAACATGCACCAAACACACTTGACCATGTGGCAACATCTTTCATAAATGCGTTTAGACTTCTGCCGTCCATGTCCGCATCTTCTAAAAAGTCCACAAGTTCAATCATTGACTCCAGTGTGCCAAACTCACGCTTGGGCTCCTCACGGAATAAGAAACTGTTATACACACTTATGACACTGGCGCAGTGATTTTCTAGGGGAGTGTTTTTTAATCTTGCCGCATATTCGCCGTCAGTTTCTAACACATATCTGGTTAAATGTCCTGCTTGACGATATTCTTCTCCGCCAACATATGATTCAAGTAAAAATTTCCAACGTGGCAAGTAAGTCTGCACTGTTTCGTTGGCACTCAATACTGCTTGTATTTCTGAGTTTAGAGTTTCTGTAAAATTCATTTTAGTTTCCTTGTTATGCTAATGCGTGACCCCAGCGTTGTGGACGCATAGCATCTGGGTCAACGTTACGGCGCACAGGGAATAAGTAGTCAACGGCATATCCCAATGCATCGTTTAAGTGGTCATAGCCTGAATCCTTGTCGGGTTGGCTACTGTTTTCTCGGTATGTTTGTCTTTCTAGGCACTCAATCATATATTTACACTTAGGGCTAATAAACAACTGTCTAACACCCCCTGCATTGCATAATCTACTATTGACTGCGTTTATTCTATCTCTGACTGGCGTGTGGCTGTTTGGCACTTTGACAATGAAGCCTGCGTTCCTGAGTATGATGTTGTCAGTAAGGCCGCCAGCGGACGTTTTTCTTTGATTTCCGGCAGGATCTGGGTAACACATGACTTTTGATTTTGGGTATCTGTGATGTATTTCGTCCACAAGTTCTTGCGTATTACTAGAATACATACGGATTTCGTCAATGGCATAGAGCATATCACCTTTACGTATCATTATTATGCAACTTACAGGGTCAATGTTAAAATCAATGCCACAAATTATGCTTGATGTGTCATAATCTTTAATGTCAATAACATTTTCATTTCTGTCAAATGCGTAATAAATTCTGTTTGCGGCTTCTTCCCAGGTAGCCATGTATTCTTGTCGGAATGTTTTTTCGTCAAGGTCTTGTTTTGCAAGTTCTATTTCTTCTTGGCTAACATTACCGCCGTCTAAAGTTGTAAATGTCCACGATGCCCAGTTGTCAGGATTATTCTGTGCATTATTGTAAATGTCATAGGCCCATGAACTGCGTCCACCTTTGGGTGTGCCAATAAACATGGCATGGCCTTGTTTGTCACTTAGTGTAGGTCTGACTGCTGTCCATACTTCTGGATCCATGTCTGCAAATTCATCAAACACGCAAAAGTTTACTGAAAAGCCACGCATACGGTCATAAGCATCAGCACTTTTAATGGCAATCTCTGAACCGTTGACTAATGTAATTGTCAATTCACTTTCGTTGGTTTTTGCAATCCATCGTAGGTCACCCAATTTCTGTTTGAGTTGTTCCCAGACAATGCCTTTGCCCTGTCCACGTGTAGGAGCGATATACCAACAGCGTTGCCCAGGCATACGTGCAAATTTTGCTAGTTCACGTATTGCTAAAAATGTTTTCCCAAAACGGCGCCCGCATATTGCAGTGCGGAATCGTTTTGTGCTTAGTGCAATCTGCTGTTGAGCATTACTCAGTGGCATCAATCACTCCAAGGTAATACTTTGTCATTGTCAGTGTTTGTAGGCTGGTCAACTTGGCCAAGTATGTTTTTTCCAAGCCAGATGAGCATGGTGGCATTGCCTTCTAGTGCAAGTTTAATCTGTGCCCTGCGTAGGCGTTGCTTTAAATCAGCCTGTGCTTGTTGCATGTATTCACTGAAATTGTAGTGCAAGGTATCTTTGTTGATGCCAAAGAACTCGCAAATTTCACGGTCATTGCAACCCAATGCGGCAAGTTTGTATACATCATCTGGTGGTATAACTTTCTTGTTTTCGCCACGTCCAACAACTAGGCCTTGACGTGTGACTTCACCCCACTTGGCCTGTCTACGACTTGTATACTGCCACTTGGGATAACTGCCACTTTGTTCTGGCTGTTCTTTTGATTCAATTTCTTGTTCTTCTGGGTCAATGTTAACTTGTTGTAGATTAACTTGACCACTATCAACGATTTTATTCATAGTCTATATTTACTCTCTGTGCTGTCTGGTGTGCATTTTTTCTGCTTCTAACATCATCATTAGCATTTTAATTTCATCAGCCATGTTCTTAATCATTCTGCGGTCTTGCTTGACAAGTTCTAAAATTTGTTGATTTTGACTGGTCAACTGTCTGATATGGTCACGGTGTTCTTCCAGTGCAGGCATCATAAGATTTAGATTGTGTTTGCAATCATTTAAATCCTGCATTGGGTCATATGCTGGGTCAATCCACCATTTAGTCATAGAGCCTCCTTTAGGCACTGCGGTCTTCTACTTTGACTTTAAAAAATCTGCGGTCTTCTAGGCCATCATCAGTGACAATTTTACAAAACACTGTATAACTTTTGCCTACTTGACCGTTGTCTAGGGTAATAAATGTTTTAGTTCCCTGTATGCCGTTGGTGACTTTAATCAATGGTGTTGGGTCATTGGCACGTGTAACAACTGTCCATGTTGCGGTTGCAATGCTGTCACCTGTTTCAAGCCACTGTGCCCAGTCTAGTGTATAGGTTAATTTTGCTTCTGGGTCTTTGCTGATTTGTAGACCTTGTATAGTCTGCACGAATCCTTGTGTAATAGCCATTTCTGGTCTCCTTTAAATTATATATGTTTCTTCTGTGTTAGCCAGCATGTAATCACGTGTTTCTTCAACAATCATATACGCACGGCTCTCTGGTATAATAATGTCATCACGCCATTCATCGGATATTGAGTAACTGCGTGTTTCCTTGGGCACCATGTAGGTCAAGTCAGCATCAATTCTTATTTCAATGGTCTGGCATGATAGTGTAAATGCTGAATTAAGTTGTGCCTGTGCTGAACTTTGCTCACTGCCTACAGTTAGTTGACTTGCAAATGCCTGTAGTGCTACTGTAGTTGTTCTTGTTCTCTGTGCCTGTGCTGTGAGTGTTGTTGTGGCTGATAACAGTGCTGTTTTGTTAACAACAATGCCTGTGGCTGTTAACTGCGTTGCAACAGTGTTAAATTGTGCTGTTGCGCTACGTGTTCTGTTAGCATTGGCTGTGAGTGCGGCTGTGACAGTTTGTGTGCTGTCTGCAACAATGACAATTTGTCCACTGACTGCCAATGTTGATACAGTGTTTAGTTCACTTTGTGCTTGTTGTTGTAGTCCACCTTGTGCTGTCTGTGTAAATTCTGTGTTTAGATTAACAACAGCACCACTGCTTACATCAATGTCAGTGGTTTGTGTAAATGCTGTGTCAAGTCCTGCGTCAAAGTCACGTGTGAGATTTGCACTGGCACTCTGTGTAAAGTTAGTGTTAACACTAATATCTGCTGTGGCAGTCTTTGTGGCCTGTGTTGTTTGTGTAAATTGACTTTCAATGGTGACAAGTGCCTGACCAACTTTAGCAGCCGCTGTGAGTTGACTTGCTACAGTGTCAAACTGTGCTGAGAATTGCTTGATGCGTTCACCAGGCACTGACAATGCGGCAGTTACATCAAGTCCTGCATCAAAGTCAGCAACAGTTGCGGCAGTGGCTGTTAATTCACTAACACTGTCAAAGCCAAATACATCAAATTCTAGTATACGTGTTGCTTCAGCAGTTGCTGTGGCAGTTGTTGTTAGTGCTGTGTCAAAATTGCGTGTTCTTAAATTGTCAACAGATAATGTTGCGGCGCTGTCTAGGCCTGCATCAAAGTCCAGTATGCGTTCTGCTGTGGCTGTTAACTCCGTGTCACTATCTAATCCAAATACATCAAATTCAAATATGCGTAGTGCAGTTGCAGTCTGTGTAAATGCTGATGACAGTGCGGCACTGGCAATGATAACTTTTTCTGCTGTTGTTGTCTGTGTAACAGCAGTGTTTAATTGTGCTGTAAATGCGACCGTGTTTGGTGTGCTTTGGTCAAGATAATTGTCATTGAAGTTTACAAGTATCTTGTCAGTGGTGTTTATTGTAGAATATTCACTAGTTGGTAGTGTGATTGGAGTAGTAAAGGTATTGTAACGTGCTGAACCAACACGGAAGTTTACAGCATCAATGTAACCTTGGAAATATGTTGTGCCTGTTTCGCCACTGTAACCTATTCTAACTTCACCAGTGTTGGCAAAACTGGCATTACTCCATGATGCTGAGTTACGTCTAACACCATTAACCCATATGGCAATGTCTGTAATGCCATTGTTAGTTCCACGCACTACAGCAATATGGTTCCACGCATCAACATTTAATGGAGTAGAACTGCCAGTGCCAATACCTTGTGTAGTGCTGGAGCCAGTTCTAACTGTGAATGTAACTTCACTGTTGAATTGTTCAAGTTTCCATCCTTGTGTTGAACTTGAATTGCCCTGCCATTGACCCACAATCAGTGCTGTTCTGTTAACTGCCGTTGGATATATCCATGCTTCAACTGTGAACTGACCAGCAGGATTTACACTTGCTGAACTAGGAATATCAAAGCGTGTGTTTTTGTCAGGGGCATATAGGTAACTTGAACCATTTAAGTAAAGACTACCTGCTCCAAATTTTGTTGTTGTGTAATTGATTTCTGGCTTGCCCACGCCTTTAAATATTACTGGGCTTGCTGTGACAAATGATTTACCTACAATAGTTGCACTTGCACTAGCATTTAGTGTGGCTGAAAAGTCAACGTAATTTACTTGTGTTAACTCTGCTGTAAGCGTTGCACTTACATCCATGCCACAGTCAAAATTAGCAGTTCGTTGAGCCTGCGCATTAACATTGGCAATGTTTGCAAGTGTGATTGTGGCACTGCGGTTGACAACAAAGTCAGTGGTCATGTAGGCATTGCTAATCAATGTTACTTCAGTGATACGCAGTGCATCTACAGTCATGGTAGAATTAAATGCTGTGCCCAATGGTGCAACAAAGTTAATGACACGTGTGTTCACAGTGGTCTGTGTTGCAGTTGCTGTAATTGCCACTGAAAAGTCCTTGACAGCCCCCGCTTCTGCAATGCAGGTAAATGTAGCCGCTGTGCTAAAATCAGCCACAGCGTTTGCTTCATAGGTATAGTACTCTTCAGGAGTAAAATATCCTAGTTCTATATACAGATTGTCTGTGACTTCGCGTGTCATGTTTTTTCCTTAACTCAGTCTTAAAATAAAGGATCTCAAAAGATTGTTTCCAGCGTCTGACATGCTTATGGTAGAGTTTGAAAAACCACCGCCTTCAAATGTTGAAATCTTATGCACAGTAGTATCGCCAACAGTTCTTGTTGGAGTTACACTACTGCCTGGTGTTACTGCATTTTCTGCCGCATACTGAGCAAAGCCAAGGTCTAGGGCAGTGTTGTATGTAGACAATACTAAACTTTGATTAGTTGGTGCTGTGGCCACTGCTTGACTGTTTGCGCCAAATACTGTGACGTTGCCAAGCACGCCTGTTGGTCTGTAGATTAACAATGTTTTTCTATTGCCTGTGGGCGCATTTATACCAGTTACAGTAGTATTAGCATCAGCACTGGTTAAAATTCTATATGTTGCCACACCTCTAACAGCAGGAGTTGCAGTAAGTCCAGTATTAGATATTGAATTAAACCCTGTAGGCACTACACCAGTAATACTAGTGCTGCCACCCCAACCCCAGTCAAACAATACTGCTAGGTCGCCTGCTTGTATTGTTGAAGGTATTGTTATTGTTGATGATGAAGAATGAACCGCAGTGTGAAATGCTATAGCACTGATTGTTGGACCCAATGGGTAACGAATTAAAACTACGCCAGCACTGCCAAGACCACCGTTTTGTTGAAGGTTACTTGTGCCACCACCACCACCGCCTGAACCAGTGCTTACTTGTCCACTGCTGCCAGCACTGTTTTGGCCGCCATTACCCCCACCTGCTTGTCCTGTTCCTCTAGTAGTTCCAGCACCGCCACCTCCACCGCCAGCAAATACACCACTGACACCTATGCCAGCGCCTGTGCCAAAATATGCAGAAAGATTAGTTCCAGCACCACCGTTACCAGCCGCACTACCACTTGAAGCATTTGCACCACTGCCACCTGAACCACCACCACCACCGCCAGCGCCAGTGTTGACTGCGTTTCCGCCATTTGTTCCTGGACTTGAGCCTGTTCCACCACCTTTGGCAAAGTTTGATGAACCACCACCTGCTCCACCGCCTCCACCAGAACTGCCTAATGTGCCGTTGCGTCCTGTGTTTTCAGTGGTTGTTGATTGTTGTCCACTACCACCACCAGCGCCTCCGCCAGCAGTGTAACCAAATGCTGTTGTGTTACCGCCATCACCGCCATACTTGACAGTACTGTTAGATCCAGCAGTGCCTCCAGCACCAATAGTCAATGTATACGCTTGTGGTGTTACGCTAACGTTTGGTTGATATAATACGGCTCCGCCGCCGCCGCCACCACCACCGTTAAAGGTTCCGCCACCATCACAGGCACCACCTCCTCCACCTGCGCCTATGACAGCAACATCAACTGTGCCGCCAGTAGTAACAGTAAATGTTTGATTTCCGTTAGTGGCAAATCTGTGTATTCTGTAAGTAGTTCCATTAGTGGCAAATGCTGTTACAGTTCCGCCAGAAGCAACCACAATAGGTTGCGAGTCACTGCTGATAACTGCACTGATACTGTTAAGTTTAAAGGCTCCTAGTGGCATTACTTGAAGTCCTTACCTAAACTGGCCCAGTAGTTTGTGCCATCATAGAACACTGTGAGAATGTCAACGCATCCAGCAGTGCCTGTAAGAGTTTTGATGCCGCCAGCAAATTTCATTGTAGAAGTTATACTTGTATATGCTGTGCCGCCGTTGATGATTAGGGTAAGACTTTGACCAGCAACTGGGTTAGTAAATGCGTTTATAGTCAATGCTGAGTTCAATGTAATAGTCTGCACATTGCCATTAGCCACATCTGGTGCAATGGTTCCACCTGTGGTGCCTAGTGCATAGATGTTTTCATTGTATTCAAGATTCTTAACAACAGTTTGTCCAGTGCCATTGGGTGTTAAAAAGATACTGCCGTTAGAGCCTGCTACAATGGTAATAACACCGCTGTTGGTGCCATTGTTGGTGTTTAAAATTAAAT